CCATGCGGTTTCTTCGCCGTTGTTGAACTGCTCGACCAGCGTCGTCTTGGCGGACTCGAGCGCCTGTCCGCTTTCGCGCCAGTTCTCGACCTCGCTCTCGATGAACTCGTCGCGCGTCTGATCAATGAAGGCGCGTTCGATCTCGTCCTGCTGATGCTGGCCTAATTCCTCCCAACTGTCGGCGGTATATCCTTCGCCGTCACCGCCGCCACCTGTCAGGCGGTCGATGTTTGCGTTGATTTTATAGGATAGTTCGCCCCACGAATCTTCCGTCGGAACGTACCCGTACCTGGCCCACGCATAGCCGCCGACGTCGATGTTGGCATGCACCTCGACCTTGTTCATCCCTAGCTTCTGATACATCGCGACGTTGGCCCCGAGCATCGTCTTGCCGTGACCGGCGTCCTGCTTCCCGCCGAACATCTTGAAATAGTCGCTCGCCGCCTCTTTATCGTCGAAGTCGATGGAGCGTCGGTATTCGCCGATCTTGTTTCCTTCGGCGTCCAGCAAGAACCCGGAGACGGTGATGGCCTCGTCGTAGTCAGTGTAATGGATGCTCATGGTGCCGTTCTGGCCGCCGAGAAACTCGTTGCGAAATTCGGCCGGCGCTTCGCCGACATAGGCGTTCCACGTATCGACAAATTTTTTCTGCTTGGCGGGGTCGCTGATCGTCGCGGTATCAACGGTGACGCTGTCCTTGGCGAAGTCGGCGATGTCCGCCGGTTTCTTGCCCTTTTTGTCTGACGGCACCGGCTTGGCTTCGGCGGGCTTGGGCGCTGGCCCGCCGCCGCCGGTTTCCGGCTTGTCGGTGAACTTTCCGTCGCGGTCGCGCGGGTGTTCGGCCTCGTCGAAGTCGCGCAGTAATTCGAGCGCGATGCGTTTCGCTTCAGCAAACCGCGCAACGCGCTCCGCCGCCACCGCGTCGATCATCAACTCACCCGCCGCAGCACCGGACGCCGCGCAACCGTCGCTGCCTGGACAGCCCACGGATCGGCGGTGACATAGATCGACCCGGTTGACAGCGTCGAACTAACGCCGCCGGTCACAATGCGGATGGCGTCGGTGTATCTGGCACCGGGCAGCGGCGAGGTTTTCGCCGACGGCACCATGATCGAGCATTTGCCAGCCGCCGCGTCCGTAACCGAAATGCTTACGTCGGCTTCGTCGATCACGCGCCGACAGGAGCCGTCGAGCAAAGCCCATTTGATCTCAGGCGTTCCGCTCAGATCGTAAGGATTGCCGTTTTCATCGAGCAGGGTCGCGCGGATTTCCCAATCGTCCCCGGCGAACCAGAAGATCGGTGCGTGCGTCGTCGTCATCGTTGGGCATCCCATTGTGCTGGCGCGGTGCGTTGCGCGACAATCGACGCGATCATGGTGTTCTGCGCGGCAATATCAGCCGCCGTACTTTTCGTCGCGAGGACCGATGGCACCGTTTTCTTCGCGACGATCTCGTAGACCTTGCTGATCTCGCCGCTCGTGAACCGCGCGACGTCGGGGGCCTCGTAGGCCACCATCATATTGGGCAGCAGTTTCTGCCCGACGAAGGCCGCGACGTCGGCGGTTTCCTCGCCTGCCAGTTGGCCGTCGATCAGGACGCCGACGATGATGTCCGCGACGTCACCATCTTCCACCGCGGCGATATCGCCGATGACGCCGGTCAGGGCCGCGAGGCTGGCGACATCGGTAGCATCCGTCGCAGCGAGAGCGCCGCCGGTATAGACGTTGACGGATATTGCCGCGACGTCCCCGGCTTCGCTCGCGGCCAAGCTGCCGAACGCCGACGCCGCTCCGTTGATGGCGCTGGTGTCGGCCGCTTCGTTCGCGGCCAGTGTCCCGAAAATCGGGATCGGTCCGGCGATGGACGCGACGTCGGGCGCTTCGGTCGCCGCCAGCGCCGCCAGCCATCGCACCGCCCCGGTGACGGCAGCGGCATCCTGCGCCTCGCTTGCCGCTAGTGCGGCGAGCCATTGCGAACTTGCGGCGAGGCTTGCGCTATCGCCCGCTTCCGTTGCGGCGAGTATTGCGAGCCACCGCGCCGCTGCGGCAAGGTCCGCCGTGTCCCCGCTTTCGGTCGCGGCGAGCGTTGCGCTCCACGCCGTTTGCGCTGTAACCGCAGCCGTGTCGGATGCTTCGGTCGCCGCCAGCGCCGCCAGCCAGCGCACCGTGGCGGCGAGGTTCGCCGTGTCGCCGACCTCGCTTGCAGCGAGCGCCGCGCTCCACGCGACCAGCGCCGAGACGTTCGCGGCATCAGGCGCTTCGTTCGCGGTCAACGCCGCGCCGATGCCGGTCACCTGGCCGGTGAACGCGACCGCGTCGGCGGTTTCGGTTGCGGCCAGGTCGCCGCCGATACCGGCGGCGGCGACCGTGCCGCTTGCGGTCAGAACATCGGCGGCTTCGTTCGCGGCCAATACCGCGAGAAAGGCGACCTCGCCGTCGAGCGCGGCAGCATCGGCATCCTCGCTTGCGGCCAATGTGCCGGTCGCGATGATGCCGCCAGCAAAGGCGGCAGTATCGGGGTCCTCAGTTTCGGCGAGCGTGCCGAGCAGTCCAACCAGACCGCCGTCGCTGGTGGCATCGTCGGCGGTTTCCGTGACCGCCAGCGTGCCGGTGATGATCGCCTGAAAATCCGGCGTCGTGATAACGCCGGCACTTTCAACGTAGAAGTCGACGTCGCCGCTGTTGCTGCCGGACGCGGCAACGATATTCCATTCGCACTGGACCCACAGATATTCGTTGTTGAGCGTGACCGTGCCGCCCGGTGTCCACGTCACCGTGCTGGTTTGCGATACAGTCGTCGAAAGTGCCGCCGTGGTCGTGCCGGTCAGCACCGCGCCGGTAAGCTGCGTCGCGCCCGAACCGTCCGCGCTGGTCGAACGCCAGAGCCGAACCTTGACGGCACCGGTCTGGGCCGATGCCGCGCTGACCGCCCGCACCCGAAACGCCAGCGTCCAATTCGCGTTGGCGAAAATGCCGGTAAACGGGTTTTCAGATCGCCAGCACGCCGACGCCGCGAACGACGGGATCGCATCGCTTGTGCTGAACGTGCCGGAGGCGCGTTCGGTGCCCGCCAGCATCGCCGACATATTGTTGGCGGCCAGCTTGGCAACGACCCATCCGGTCGCCGTGATCGCGCCGGTCGGCGCGGTGCCGCCGTCCTGCAATGACAGCGATGTTGCCGCGCCGCTTGGCGCAGCGTTCTTAAAATAAAGCGACTTGGTTGCCATCTAGTCCCGCCACTCGAATGTGTACGTACACGATGGCTTGTCGGCGATCAGTTCAGGCCGGTCGGGCCATCGGTTGCAACCGCCGAGATAATACGGATGCTGCCCGTGCCCGGAGCAATGACCGCGCCCGTCGAGCAGCCGATACAGCGGGCAATAGCCCGCGACACTGGCCGCGCCTTCCTCGCCGTTGAACGGATCGCCGACGCAGCATTGCCCGCAGCGCGTACATTCGCCGTGCCGTATCCACACATCAGGCCGAGTGCGTGATCGTGCCCGACGAGATCGTCACCGTCTGCCCCGATGAGATCGCCGTCGAATTGAGATTGATGTCCGCGCCCGAGGTGCCGACCGTGAGGCCGGTGACAATGCTGGTGCCGCCGCCATCCTTGATGCGGGCCGCCGCCGCCGTGCCGCTTTGCGAAGCAACGCCCGATTTCGGAACGCCCGCCATCGTGATGACGCCGCCGCTTTCGGTGAAGGACGGGTCGGCCAGGGTGATGATGCACAACACCGCCGCCATGCCAGCGGTGCCGATCTCGATTGTAGCCGGTGCAGCGTTGGCATCGATGGCAGTAATGACCGCCGCCATGCGCGTCGATTTCAGTGAGGCAACATAATTGACAGCCATCGCATTTCCTCCGCGTTAATCGGTTTTCAGTCGCCGCTCGATCTCCGCCAGCCGTTGCTCGAGCGCCTCGATCCGCAGTTCGAACGAAGCCGCGCCGGTCGCCGTGAAATACAGTTCAAACCAGTGGCCGTTGTCGTTGCAGACATATTCGCCGTAACTTTCTGCCCGGACGATCCGGTTGTTGCCGGTCACCGTCAGCAGCCACGGCGGGTTGTGCCGGATGGTTATGGTCGGCGCTGGTCCGCCGCCCGCCGGTTGCTGGCCGGGTAGCTGCGGCGCGGCTGGCCGGAATACGATTCGCTTCCTGATGAAGCCGCCCGGCCCGAGGCCGAGGCTGTCGATTTCCCCGAAGCCTTCGATGATGATGGCGTTGGTGTCGACGCTGTTGTCCGCTGGCGCGATATCCACGGTGCTTGCACACCGAAGCGTGACCGGAGGCGGTTCACCATGTGCGCAAGCCCACGGCACAATCGGCAAGGTCGCTTCTCCATTTTCATAACACCATCACCGCGATGATGATGGCGATCGCGATCAGGATCAGCGCGATATCGAGCAGACTGAACGTGTCGCGCAGCCGCCGCCATTGTCGTTTCATTTTTTGAGCCGTTTCAACTTCGACGTGCGAGTCATTCCGCGTGAGCAAAAAGCATAAATGCAAAAATATTTTATTGGACTTCCGCAAATTTTCGCACGTGATCATTTGCGAATTTCGCACGACGCGCGTTGCTACCCGCACGTGTGCATCGATGTGTCGTAAAATAATTTTGTCAGTCGGAAATCCGATTGATGCGGGCACCTCGCCCGCGTTGTTTGAAAATCAAATCAGAAAGGAAGGTGCGTCATGCAGAACGGCGCACAAACTAAACTCGCCAAGTGCGAGACGTCGATCCGGCGTTGGCAGACCCGCCTGGTGCGGGCCACCAACATGCTGACGAAACTCGAACGTCAGCGACGGAGGCTTCAGGCCAAGATGGGTCCGGTCAGTCTCACCGACCTGATCGGACCGGCGAAAGAGATACCAACCCCGAAGGAAAAAGGTGCGCTGGCCTCGATCCCGACCGGCGAGGTGATCGCGATGGTGACAGAAGCCATCGGTTATCCGCCGGTCAACGCCGACGACGATGCTTTCAAGATTCCGCCCGAACTCAATCGAGCGGACCCGCTGATCGCCGAGAGGATGACGGCGGCACGAAAGAAAGCGGAAGCCGAGGCCCGCAAGGCCATGCCGCTCACCGGCAAGGCCGCGCGGGACTACATCAAGGCCCCGCTCAAAAAGCGCAAAGCCTGATTCCCGGCCAATAAACCCCGCCCTCACCGGGCGGGGTTTTTTGTCAATGTTTTGCATGGCCTAGGACGGGTTGCCCTATAGGGCTTTATGCCCTATTATCCGGCATCCACAAACCACGGAGAGAAAAGTGTACGCACCCGGACTAGACAAGATCACCGACGCCGACATTGCGAAGGCGGCGGCAAACCCCGACCAGAACGCGGCGCTCGCCGACTTGCAGGACATCGCGCAGATCGAAAGCGGCGACGTTGCCGCGCAAGTGTTCTCCGATATGGACGAGGACGAATGGCGGTCGGCCAGCGTTGCCGAACGCGAGGAAAAGGTCCGCGACTGGCTTCGCATCGAACTCAGCTACGCCGTATCGGATGGCGAGATGGAAAACGACCGCGAACAGGAGCGCGAGGAAATGGCCGACAAGATCGCGCGGCGGAACGCGAACATTGATTGGGACGACCCGGCATCACGCGCCGCGCTGATCGAGCGCGTCGGCCCCGACCATTATGCGCGTCTGCAAGCCGAACATCACAAGCGGCAGACCGTCGCCAACGTGAAGGGCCACGGCATCCGCACCATCAACTCGCGCTTCGGTCGCCTGTTCATGGTCGAGGGCACCGACCGCGCCTTCTCGACGCTGGCCGAGGCCGAAACTTTCGCGAGGTCGCTATGACATACCCGCACCAGCCGCTCGACGATAACGAGTGGCGCTACATCGCGGCGTTGCTCGCGAACGAATACGACTGCAATGAAAACCCGACCGCCATGTCGGCGCTCAAAAAGATAACCGGCGTGTCATCGACCGGCGGCGACAACACCATCACGTCGGCGGTGCGCTTCTTCGCGCACGACGAGCGCATCCGCGAGCAAGCCGTGAACGGTCCCGTCGGCAAGCAACTCGGCGAGTATGGATTCGAGCCGTGGCACACGGGCGGCGGCATCTACGTCTGGGGCCGCTCGATCCAAGACGGTTACGATCTTTACGTGACCGGGGCCGACGGCGAACTCGGTGAAAGCCTCGACGAGGTCTTTTTCCTTGGCGTCTATGACGCCGACGGCCAGCAAGTCGCTTCCATCGAAACGGCGGACGTGTCCGACGCGCTCGAATATGTCGGGCGATGCGTGGCCGACCCTGCCGCCTTCATCAAAAAATATCCCTCCAACTAGGAACAAGAAAAATGACTCAGCAACCCGAAGCGCCGCGCTGGCAGCGCGAGTTTCCCGACTTTCCCGCCGCCGACATGCCCGACGTCCCGATCAGTTTCGAGGATCATTCGTGGCACAACGATGCATGCCCCTCGTTCTACGACGAGGACTTGGGCCTCACGATCTGGATCGACTACGCCGACGTCTCCAAGCGGGAGATGCCGCGCTATTCGGCGCGGTTCATCATCCTGCGGCAGGATGATCCCGAGGAGGATAACGCGCGGGAAATTCTCCGCACCGATGACTGGAACGAGATTCTGACCGCCATCAAAATCCGCGCCACCGAATACGAACATGAAATTGGGAGAGCCTGACATGGCTAGATTGATCTTCAACGCCAGCGACGTCCGTCGCGTGGTCGAGCACTCGATCCGCTCCGCGCAGGGCGAGATCGCCAAATGGGACACAGCCACCGAAGCCAACGGCTTCACGCCCGAACGCGCGATCCCCGACGAGCCGCACGTCATCCTCGTCCATGACGACGGCGTCTATCTCATGTCGAACGGCAAGCCGCGCGATATCGTCGGCCCCGACGGCGCGGACATGATCGACCGCAAGAAGGACGAGGGCCGCTCGTTTGTCGCCTACGCCAAGGGTTGCCATCCGAAAAAGGATTCGGATTGGTGGGAAACGTCCCGTGCCCTCGTCGGTGGCGACGACTTTGGCGAATATCTGCCGTGGGCGAAAGACCTGCTCGCTCACCTCGACGCGGGTGCAAGCCAGATCGTGATCGAATGCGGTCGCGATTCGCTCGCACTGGTGACGCCATGACCGCCATCGACGGCATGACGCCCGACGAGTACCGCGCCGCGCTCAAGAAGCTGCGCGTCTCGCAACGCGGTGCCCGTCACGTGCTTGGCATCGACGAGCGCACCTCGCGCCGCTATGCCAGCGACGGGCCGATCCCCAAGCCCATCGCGCTCCTGCTCAAGGCCCTGCTCGACCTGCGCCGCCGTCAGCAACAGTTGCCGTAACCCGACAGCCAGACGCCGACCGCAACGGCCACGAGGATCGCGACGATCAATATCGCGATGCCGTGGCCGCTGGTCGGCAATTTTTATTTCCGCTTCGACGGTGTCACCGCCGCCCCGGTCGGGACCGCGACGACGATCCAGCCGGTTGTCGCCGTCCATGCCGTCTTGACCTCCCATTTCACGTCCGGGGAAGTCGGCGCAGGCGGTATTTCGATTGGCGGTGTCGGTCGCGGGTCAGTCGGTCCCCAAATGTAGACCGGCTGCCAGCCGCCGCTGTCGGGCGGAAGCACGATTGGGTGCTCTGGATGCGGTTGCGGTGCTGGCAACCCCTGATCGGGATGGGTGTCGGGAACGCCATAATCGGGGTCGACCGGCGCTCCGGGCGGCAGCGGATAAAAAATCGGATGCTCCGGGTGAGGCAGATCACCGGGGAGCGTGTGGTCGGGACGGGCTGGCGGTGTGCCGGGTGCGGCGGGTTCGCCGACAGGCGTGATCAAGGCTAGGAACGGCTTCATTTGCTTCTCCTCTGTTGTGAAAATTTCAGCCCCTAATTGTCGCCATGCGCTTCGGAAACGGTCGCGACGGCCAGCGGCTCTTGCGCCTCGGCTCGCCGTTCGCTTTCGCCAGCAAGCGCCGCACGTGCTCGTCCTGCGCCCTCCTGGTGCGGCGGATTTTTCCGATCTCGCCGTGATCCCGCGCCGTTTTTTCGCGGTGCGCCTTGATCAGCATGGGCCGCAGGTTCGACGGGTGGTTATCGCCGCCCGCCTCGACCCGGATCGGCCAGTGATCGAACTGGTAGAGGCCGACGATCTGCGCCGCCGTCATTGCCTTGGCGTGGTCGAACGGAATATCGCCAAGCGCCAGCAACGCGGCGGCAAGCCTTTCGGTCAGCGTCGGCTGGCGGCGGTTCATCCGATCAGTGCCTCGATATCGATGGCCTTGCCGATGCGGTCGCGCGAACGCATGCCCGCGAGCATCGCCAGCGCCTGTGCGCCGTCGATGCGGAAACGCGACTTATCCTTGTCGAGTTTGCGCCCGCCGGCCGGGTCCATGACGGCGACCGCGTTCGCCATGTTCCAGTTCAGGCAGGGGTTATTCGGGTGGATCAGCTTACGCTCCGTGATCGCCGTCTCAAGCGCGTCGATTGCCGGGGCCATGTCCTTGAACCCCTGACCCCACGGCACTAACCGCAGCCCGTCCCCTTTGTCTCCCTCCTTGAACGCCATCAGACCGACGCCGTCGAACTCGCGCAGCAAATCGTCGATCCGCCAACGGTCATAGACCAGCGCCCGCACCCGGTAACGCTGATAAATTTCCGCGATCCGCTTTGCGATCACCCGCTTGTCAATCGAGCGCCCCGGCGTGACCTCAAGGAAGCCCGCGTTTTTCCAGTCGAGATAGCGCAGGTTGCCCGAGCCGAAGTCGCGGTTCGAGTGCTCGACCAGCATGTCCTCCGGTTTCCAGAAGAACGGCTGGACGCGGGCGATCTCATCAGCAGACGACATGAGCAGCGCGGTGAGGTCGAGCGTGTTCGACAGGTCGAGCGCCAGATAGACGTCCTCGCCTGCCGTGAACGATACCTTGCCAGCGCAGGCCATCCATTCGGGGCGGCTGATCAGGATCGCCGCGGGCGAGATGCGCTGGTTGAGGAAAAGGTTGCGCACCTTCGATTCTTCCGACGGCAGCCTGATCGCCTTTTCGACGGCGTGGGCCAGGTCGTCGTAGTCGCGGAAAATTCCGAGCGCCGGGTTTGCCTTGCGCCATTGCCGCTTGTCGTCGAGCGCACAATCCTCGTCCGCCGCGTACAGATGGCACACGATGGTCGGGTCGGCCCCCGACAATCCGTCGTCGATCAGTTGCGACAGGATATGTTCCGGGTCGTTCGACTGCGTCGAGATCACGATGAACAGCGGTTCTTCGCGAGCGCCGAATGAGGTGTCGAGCACGTCGTAGAGATCGCGGTTCTTCGCCTGTGCCAGCTCGTCATAGATTACGACGTTCGGCAGATAGCCGTGTTTGGTTCCGGCCTCCGCCGAGATGGCGCGATAGACCGAGCCGGTCGGCTTGCCGATCAGTGTTTTGGTCGAGCCGACGATGTCGGTCTTGCTCGCCAGTTCCGGCTCAAGGTCGACGATCTGCTTGGCAAACTTGAAAATGATCGACGCCTGGTCGCGGTCGTTCGCCGCCGAATAGATTTCGCCGTTGGGGATTGCTTCCGGCCCGACGAGGTGCGCCAGCGCCAGCGCCGCGATCAGCGCGGTCTTGCCGTTCTTCCGCGCCATCGACAGGATCGCTCTGCGGACCACGCGCCGCCCGTCCGGCCACGTCGGCTCATAAATGTCGCGGATGAACCGCTTCTCGAACGGCAACAGCTTGAACGGCTTGCCAGCGCCCTTGCCCGAGGGCACCGTCAGCCGCTCGATGAACCTGATGACCCGAAGCGCCCGCCGCTTGCCTCTGGCGCTGCGCTTCGGTTGTGGCAGCATCAGTATTTCGGCCACGCCAGATGCGTCGGCCGTTTCCGGCGTCTGCCGAGCATGGCGAGTACGCCAAGCCCGCCACCGAACAGCCACACGGCACCGGGGATCGGGGTGACGATTTCCTGATTTGGGATCAGGAAGAAGCTGTCCGGCCCGTCGCTTGCGTTGCTGATGCGGGCGAAGAAGATCAACTGATCGCCAAGGACAAAGTCCGTGCCGAAGTTGAGATCGAAGCCATCCAAGATGAAGTCAGGGAAGCCGGTCCCGTTGTTCTGCGAGCCAATATCTTGTGGCCCTTGAAACGATGCCAAGACCTTATGCTGCGTCAGGTTCAGGAGATAGAACGACTCCAAAACCTGTGGCGTTTTACCGGCGTCGTTGACGTCAATGCCAACTTGGAAGGTTAGATTGACGCTGCCGTGAGCGGCGATGTAGTCACGCAAGAACGTGCCGTCATAGCCGATGCCGACCGTGTCTGCTCCGGGGTTGCCACCTCCCGCCACGTTGGTCGAGAAGAACAAAATATCGCTCATCGCGCCCGTGTTGTGGAAGTCGGTGTAACCAAAGTTCGCCTGTTGCTGCGGCTGATTATCGCCGCAGATGATGCACTGAATGTTCAGTGGTTGGTTGCCGCTTGGCACTGTTTGACTAAATGTCAGCACAGTACCGGTAGAGGTCCAGTTTTGACCGCCAAGCGTGACAGCTTGCCCCGTTCCGCAACTCAGCATCAACGCAAGCCCTGCCAGCATGGCAAGTTTTTTCTTCATCGGTTCTTCTCCTCATGTTGCGGGGTGCCACTCCCCCGATTAAAAATCGTGCTGGTTTCAGGCGAGCAGCCCGTCGAACTTTCCGGGCGGGCGCTCGTTCACCGCCGACAGGCGCACCCGCGCCGACGGCGACAGGCCGAACTCTCCGGCGAATTTCACCATCAGGTTTGCCGCCGTGTTGGCGGTGCCGACCAGCGGGTTCTGGATCATGTTGCCGTTGGTGGTCTTGATCATCATCCCTCTGGTCAGCGGGTCTTTCGTCGCCATGATCGCGATGGCGCGTTCGGCGACCATCCAGCGGCCATAGGCTTGGCAGTAGGCCGACAGGGTTTGCGTATCGACCACGGTCAGCAGGCCGAGGCGGTAGAGTTCCGGTGTGATCCGCAGCCATTCCAGCCGTGCATCGTCCGACAAATGTGCCGGTGGTTCCGGTATCTCGTCGGCAATGCGCGGTTGTGGTTCAGGCTTTATGGGCCGTCGCCCTGGGTTGCCTCGTAGAACCTTCAATTGCGTGGGGACGACCATCAGCGCCTCCCCGGTTTGAGCGATGCCGTCACAGCGGCCTGCATCGCCGGGACCTCGATCGCGATGGCAAAGTCGCGTTGCTCCGTCTGCACGACCGGATGCGAGCGCGTACCGGAGCGGATTTTGAGAAACGCGATGGCCTTGAGGTAGTCGCCGAATTGCCCGAGCACGACCGCCGAGCCTTTCACCACCGTCAGCGTCACCTCCTCGCCGTCGGTGTTGACCAGATCGTTATAGCCAGCGCCGTCCGACGAGATTTGAAAGGTGATATTGGCGTTGTTCCACCCGGCCGGCATGGTCAGGCGCACGATGTTGCCGCCGGTACAGTCGATCCCGGCGGACAGCGATTCACCGGCTTGGATGATCGGGCCGTTCAAGACTGCAAGTGTCATGCCAGGTTTCCTTTTTCTGGTGGATACGAAAGACGTGCTAAATTCGGGCGGCG